TCGTGGCCGGTGGAAAGAATGTCGTCTTCATCGCGCATAGTAAAGTTCAGCGAGTTGAGCCGCCTGACATGCTTTCGGCTTATGATCGTTATGAGTTGAAACTCACCAAGCAGAGCGCGCCGCTCTTAAAGGAGTGGGCCGATGAGTTGTGGTTTTTTAAGTTCAAGACGAAAACAGTCGAGAGCGAATCAGGCCGCAGTAAAGGCGTGGGCGGCAAGGAGCGGATCATCCTGACAACGCACAGCGCAGCCTACGATGCCAAGACTCGCAGCGGACTGGCGGAAGAGCTTCCGATGACTTGGGATAGCGTGGCACATTTGTTTACAAAAGTGAAAGAAAAAGAGGTGGATATTTCTTTTGAAAAGGAAGTGCCTGCCTGGCAGTTCATCGTTAAAGAAAACGAAGTGGATGTGAATGCGTTCCTGATTGCCAAAGCGCAAATCAAGGAAGGCCAGACATGGCGCGATTGCAGCGACAAGGCGCTCAAGCGCATTGCATCTGATGTTAATACGTTCTTGGTGACTGTAGCCAACTGGAGGGCGGGCAAATGAAACGCAGCAAAGAAACTACGACATTCAACGATTCTGCAATAGCCGCCCTAAAGGAAAAGCGAGAACAGGCATGGAGGCTATTAAAGGAAAAGTATGAAGTCGCTAATACATACGAGGCAAGGTGGGAAGAGGCAGAAAAAGCCTATGCCGAAGCTGTCATGTATGAGCGAGCCAAGCGCGCCGTGATGGCAGACTTAATAAAAGCAGCAGGATTAATATCAGAGAAATGAAAGAGATATCACCATCAATGCTTCCCAAGCTCGCAAGCTGTCCCGTCTTCGTTGGCGCAAGCGGCGCGAGCGAATCGGCAGAACGCGGGACAGCCATCGACAGCATGATCCGCCAATCAATCAGCGGCGACACATTGCCAGATGTTGGGGAATACGCCGAGCCGGTAAATTGGGGCGTTGTTAAGCTGCTGGAACTCGCCAATGGCCACAAGATCGAAACCCGCGAAGAATACTTGCAGATGGATGTGCCGGGGCTATCACGCCCCGGCACTGCGGACGCGGTGTGCATCGGCGCGAAGTGGGTGGCCGACATCAAGACAGGGCAAGTGCGCAACTACCGCGAGCAACTCGCGGCCTATGCTCTCGCCTGCATGGATGCAGATTGGGAGGAAACATGGACGGCCCATGTCGTTTATGTGGATCAACAGGCAGTGCGCAGCTACGAGTTCACCAGAGAGCAATGCGAGCGCATTGTGGGCGAAGTGATCGCAAGCGCCACGGCACCATCAGCCCAGCCGGTGCCGTGCGAGTATTGTGATTGGTGCGCGAATAAAAACCAATGTCGGGCACTTGTCACACAAAGCCAGACGGCCCTTCGCGATCTTTCTTTTGGTGATCTCGGCGGCGAGACACTCGATCTTATGCGCGAGCGTATTCTTGCTGATCCCGCCAAACACAGCGACTTCGTGGCACGGTTCAAGTGGTTCACGAAGGAATTCGGTGAACCATTGACTGACGCTTTGAAGAATCGACTACAAGCCGGCGAAGAAGTGCCGGGGTGGAAATTGACGAATGCGGCAAGTCGCCGGTATGTCGAGCCAGAGGATGCGATCAAAGTTATTTCACAAGTCGCACCCGAGCGGGCCTTCATGCTCGCTGGAGGCAAAATATCTGCTGATGCTTTTTTAGAGGTTGCTGCCGAAGTCGGCATCGACAACCCCGAGAAACTGGTAAAGAGCGCGCCAGGCACAACGCAAATGCGCCAAGTCAAAAAGAAAGAAAAGTAAAATGCCAAGCTACAAACAAGAAGAACCAAAGAAAGCCGGAACCTATTTCGTGGAGCCGGGAATCTACCGAGTCGAGATCAAGAATGCCGTGGAGAAAATCAGCCAAAACGGCAACGACATGATCAAGCTCGTTTGCAAGGTGCTGCTGAAAGATAATGTCGAGGGGCCGGAAGTCTGGGATCACCTTGTCTTCACTTCAAAGGCTTCGTGGAAAATCGATCAGTTCCTTGCCAGTATCGGGCAGGCCGTTGTCCCCGGCGAGGAAGTCAATGTCGAGGCGGCTGATCTGATCGCAACTGTCGGCGTGGCTGAGATCGGTGAGGAGCCGGGAGCCACCAACCCCGATCAGAAGTTCAACAATATCGCTCGATGGATTTTTGGCGATGAGTTGAAGTCGTGGAAGGCGGGCGCTCCGAAGCCTGCTGCCGCCAAGAAATCTGACGACGATATCCCGTTCTAACAATCCCACCATAATGCCGGGGCGCGCATGGCTACAACGCGCAATTACTCTACACCATTGAAGTTTAGTATTAGATTGGCTATATGCGCGAATGACGATGCGCCGGTAGGCCCAAGGCTGCACAGGGATGGGAAACCATTCCCAAGGCATCAATACACTTACGACGATACACCGGAGGGCCGCGCACTGGCCGAGCATGATATGGAAAGGATCAAACAATATGTCACAGATTACGAACAAGGTTCAACTTCTCGAAAACGCTCTCGCTAGCTATCAAGCGGCAGCGAACGAGTTGATTGCTGAACTAAAACGCCAGCGAAACGATTTGCTGGAGGAGAACGCGATGCTGCGCGCTGATGTCGCAAAGCTCGACAACTTTCTTGCCAACCAAGATGAATAGCTCAACCTGGCGCGGATACCCGCTGCGGTGCTGGCCTAACCATCAAGACGATTGCTATCGGTGGGATTGGGAGATTCAGATCGATGGCAAATGGCTTGAGATTGTGACGCAGGCGACTCGGTTCGTTGAGTCGGAAGCGGAGGATTCGTTGAGAAGGTATCTTGACAGGAGGAGAAAGTGAAAACACAAATCCTAAACGGCGACTGCATCGAAATGATGAAGACGCTGCCAGACCAATCCGTGAACTGCTGTGTAACCTCGCCTCCATACTTTGGTCTTCGTGATTACGGACACGAAGGACAGATCGGCTTGGAAGAAACTCCAGAGGCATTCGTGCAAAAGATGGTGGAAGTGTTCCGCGAGGTGCGGCGTGTGCTACGGGACGATGGGACTTGCTGGGTGAACCTGGGGGACAGCTATGCCGGTGGCGGCGGATTCGCACCGGACGCGCCGTGTAATGTCGCTCGTCGACAAATGATTGCCCAGGGCGACTGCAAGCAAGGCGCGTTCAATCTTTCGCAGCGGCAGCACACTCGCAACAAATCAGGCGGCATCAAGCCTCAAGGCACAATCAAGCCCAAAGACCTTGTCGGCATCCCGTGGCGTGTCGCCTTCGCCCTCCAGGCTGACGGCTGGTGGCTGCGCCAGGACATCATCTGGCACAAGCCGAACCCGATGCCGGAAAGTGTGGGGGATCGCTGCACCAAGGCGCATGAGTATATTTTTCTTCTGTCCAAGTCGCCGAAGTATTACTTCGATAGCGAAGCAATCAAAGAAAAAGCTAGCGAATCTACAAACCAACGACATAAATACGCTAGAACAGGATATGCCAAGGAAAACCGTGATGGTTTTGTAAATCATTTAGACCCATCATCTGGAACGCATAGAGATTGCAATGGTAAACGCAATAAGCGATCTGTCTGGACGGTGACAACCAAGCCATACTCTGGCGCACACTTCGCTACATTCCCGCCAGAATTGATTCGCCCGTGCATTCTCGCTGGATGCCCCAAGGGCGGCGTGGTTCTTGATCCCTTTGGTGGTAGCGGAACTACTGCTGCTGTAGCTAACGAGGAAAACAGGAATGCTATCCTGTGCGAACTCAATCCAGACTACATTCCGTTAATCAATGAAAGAATCAATGCAGTTGAACCAAAGTTGCTTTGACACCCCACCCCAAACGCGCTAACATTGCACCACGGGCCGTCAGAAAGCCCTTCAACAAATGCAAAAAACATTTTACCCTTCACGCCGACCGGAGCCTATTTGCAGGGCCAATTTCTGAACCGGAAGGTGTGGAGGGTTTTTCTTTATTACAATGAAAAAAACTACTGCGCAAAAAAACATCACTCAATTAACTGGCCTTGTCGGCCAATGCTTCCATTCGGTAGAGAATAAGGAGATTTGTTGGCAAGGCATGGTTATCGGTAATCCAGAGCCTGGATGGTATCTGGTGCAGCTATATGAATGGCTCACGGGATCGCCGAATGTTCAAAGGCTGGTGCAGATTGAAGATATGCGCGACTGGATGTTTTACGATGACAATGATCAGATGGTGTATTCATATGAATACGGCGCGGCCAAGCATTATAAGGCAAGGCAAAAATCAATAATAAAAAAAGGAGAAACAGATGGGCGCTGAATGGATTAAAGTCGTAACCAATCTGACAGAAAAGCCGGAAGTGCTTCAAATCAGCGATGCGACAGGCATCGACTGCCACGGAGTAGTGGGAAGGCTAATTGATGTCTGGTCATGGGCTTCCAGAAACTGCCGTAACGACGGCGTAACGGATGTTACGGCACTTCGACAAATCAACAAAATTGCAGGGTGTGACTCGTTCGCTGATGCGATGGTTTCTTGCGGTTGGATTACGGTGAGAGAGCGTAAAATCGTGTTTACAAACTTCGATCGCCATTGCAGTCAAACCGCTAAAGATAGGGCGCTTTCAGCAACTCGCATGGCGCGTAAAAGAGGTTACGATAATGTTACGCTCGCGTTACGCTCATGTTCGCCCGGAAGCGTAACCAGAATAGATAAGAATATAGGGGCGGCTGCGCCTGCCCCCAAACGCTGCCTTTAACCCATGCCAACCTACACGCCAAAGGCCACCAAAGACGAAGAGAACATTCTGCCAATGCGCCCAGCGTTGCCCGTGAACGAACCAAGCGAGCGAGCTGCCATATCCTGCATCATTCAAGACCTGCGCATTCTCGATGCGATGAGTTGGCCCGAAGACTTGTTTTTTTACCCGCAGCACAAGGAACTTCTCGCTTGCGCCAAAAGGTGCAGGGAAAAGGGCGCCGTGAGCGATTATTTCGCCATCGAAGCCGATCTGACAGAACGCAGCCTGCTTGAGTCCTTGGGCGGCCATCATGGGCTGATGGAATATTGGACGCTATACCCGAAGGCTGATGCCGGGATTGCTGCCTACCACCGCGAGATTCTTGCTGAAGTGGCCCGATATCGCAAAGCTTGCACGCTTGCGCAGGATGCCAGCAGGGAATTCGCTCAACAGCGCGGCAGTATTCCTGATGCGGCAGATGCGCTTGGAAAGGTCAGCGCGTCGATTGATCGCAACAGGGCAACGCTTGCAAGCGTGCTCGGGGAAGTGATCGCTGACATTGAGCGCGCAGAGCCTACAGAAGCATTTTCAACACGAATTTCCACGCTGGATCGTTTGACTACAGGCGGCGTCAAGCGTGGAGAGCTTGCCGTCATCGCAGCAGAGACTTCCGGCGGCAAATCGATCCTTTTGCTCCAGATGGCACTTGATGCGGCACAGAAGGGCAAGAACACCGCCGTGTTTTCCCTTGAGATGCCAGCGAAGGATGTTGCAAGGCGCATGGTTGGGAATTTGATCGGCACCAGGGTGCGCGCCATGCATGAAGGCATGAATCATTCAGAACTCGAAAGGGTGACGGCAGGCATTACGCAGTTAAGCCAGTTTCCGCTTCAGATCGAAGGCGGCTATGGCGATTGGGAATCGATCGAAGGATACGCGCGTGAGCTACGCTCAAAAGACAAGCTCGACTTTCTCGTTCTCGATTACATTCAACTCGTTCACCTTCGCGACTTGGCAAAGAACGAAACGCGCGAGCAGCATGTTTCTGAAATCACTCGGCGACTTAAGGCGCTTGCGCTCACGCTTAACATTGCCGTTGCCACGGCTTCGCAACTCAACGAAGACGGGCGGCTGCGCGAAAGCCGCGCCATCGGCCACCATGCCGATCATGTGTGGCTGATCGTTCCAAGCGAAGATGGCCCGATCCTTCGCATTGAAAAGAACCGCTCGGGTGAGCGGGACAAGATCGTTTCGCTCTATATGCGCGGCGACATCAGCCGGTTTGAAGAACGCCATATTGAGAAACAATAATTCCCAAATGAACTGCCCGGCCTGCAAAACCGAAACCATAGTTTGCGACTCGCGAGAACAACCTGACGGCTCCACCCGCCGCCGCAGGGTGTGTGCAAACGGTCACAAGTTCACGAGCAAGGAAACGCCACTGCTCACCGGCTTATGCCGCCATACCCTGCTGAAAAAATACCCCACGGCATTTTATGCTTGGCAAGCCCGGCGCAAGCGCGTAAACAAAGAAAGCCTGCGTGCCCACTTGTGCGAACATTGTGCGATGTGGCATTTGACACAGGCTGAAAAAACCGATAAGAACTTTCAACAAACATGAGCCGCCACGAACCCCGAGACGCCAGCGATTACGACGAGGCGAGCTATGAAATTGATTTTGCGGCGGTGTGTGATGGTGAAGCTGATGCGTTGCAAGGTGTGCGGTTGTTCCCGACTGAAGCCCCCCTGTCGGCATACCGCGAAGCGAGCGAGCGGTTGATGGGGACGCTCAATCGCTTCATCACCTTTTTTAGCGACCACGGCTATAGCCGCAGCAAAACGCTCTGGGGCGTGGCCTATGCACTCGGGCATCCCTTGACGGCAGGCATGTCGATGCTTGAAGCCGCGCGGCATCTGGGCTGCACCAAGCAGGCGATATCGAAGATCGCGTGTGACTTTCTGGCTGAGACGGGGCTTCCACCGTCACCGGCTCTTAAATCAGAGGAAGCAAAAGAAACATACAAACAGACAAATGGAAATCGTAGAACAACCAACAACATTAACGCTTGAAGCTATCGAGCAGAGAGCAAAGGAACAATACACGCTGGCGCAGCATCTCGCTGCCACGGCAAAGGACGCCGCACGGGATGCCGTGCTTGCCATGGCGGAATGCGGGCAGATGCTGCTCATGGGAAGGGAACATGTGCGGGGGCCAAAGGGTGAATGGATCGTGGGGCTGGGCATCCCGCTCGCCGATGCAGACAAGGCCGTGTTCCTTGCACGTAACCGTGAGCAGTTGGAGTTGGAGCTATGGCCGCAAGACATCGCCAAGGTAGGCGCACAGTTCTGTGGGTTACTACCACCGCCAGGCTCGGCCAACCGCAGCGAGCATGATCCCGAGAGAACCACGGGCGCACCGAACCACTGGTTGAGCTATGCAGGGAAGCTCAATCGCGGCCTCGTTGAACTGTTTAATTCTCGTCCTGTGGCCGAATGGCGGGATGATGAGCGGAACAACGTCAAGCTCGCTTTAAAGCCGATTGTGGCGCTTTATGAGACTTTGTGAGTTTACAAAATGCTGAAAAGTTTTCAAAAAATTTGGGAACCCTCCGCCGCAAAAGCAATGCCTGCGTCTCTCT